GCCCCAGAGGGTTTATGTAGTTGAAACTTTCAAATGCTGTTTCTTTTTACAGGCCAGTTACCTGTTTTTTCGTTCTCAAATGAGAACAAAACTCTCTTTCCGAAAAACACTCAGCGAGCACCTTTTGGAAAGAGGGCTCAAGCCCTCTAACCCAAGATCAGAACCAAAAGCTCTCAACTTGTTCAGGTATATTATCCAAAGGAGCTAACACCTCCTCATCAACAATGTACCTTGGCTTAACTGAGTCAGCTGAAACTGTCACCCGGCACCTTTCGGATGCTGGCCCACGAAACTGCTCAATTTCACTTTCATCAATACCTGAAGCTTTCTCCTCAAGCAATTTTTTATAGTCGATTCGACCTGAAGCTTTGTAGCGAGTAACCATCACACCACAGTAGTCTGCGTGAAAATACTCCCCCATAAGCCCCTTCATGGTTTCAAGCAAAGGTTTTTGGCGTTTTTCCAATTCGGCAAGTTGCTTTTTAAGCTCCTTAACCTCCACGTCCAAAACACGGTATTCCTCTGCCGCACAAATCCACTGGTTGACCTCCGAGCCTTCCGGCAAGTAGAGGTCGCGCTCTGGATCTTTGTCAGGCTCAATTTTATTTTGAATCTGATCCAAGAAGTCTGCTGCAAGCGCAAGCAGCTCCTTAATCATGGCGTCATCGCGAGCTACAACAAACTCTCGCATATCACCTTGATACCAAAATACCAAATGAGCCTCTGACGCACCAGTAACCAGCAGTTGATGTTGGACTTGGGCGTAATACAGTTGAAACCCTGAGCTGTTTGTTCCGTTGGCGCAGACATCATTCCAGACTGTCTCACCAGGGCACTTGAGCTCTACGGGTTTGCCGTCACTTCGCAGGCCATCCAATGAAGCCCGCATATGCGGGTATTGAACGGACTCGACGCATGGAGCAAACAGGATCTCATCATGTTTTTCTTCATAGGCCTGACGAGCCTTATCTTCGTTTTCAAGCCCTCGGCGAACCATGGGATTTAAACTTAGATCAACCTCGCGGGCATAGCCCGTTTTTTCTGCCCACAAACGCCAGCGCGTTTTGTAAGGTGAGCGTCCCAGCAGTACAACCGCATCAGTTGCTGTTACGCCCAGCTTCCGCCACTCAAGCCAATCATCGTCCCCTTGGGACAACTTAACGACTTTCATCCCGACCTCCTTTGATCGTGAGGAGGGAGCCTCCATATTGAAGACTCCCACCCTAATCTAAAGACTCTCAATTCGAGAAATAACCATCACCTAGATCTACTAAGTGATCGTCACTTTCAGAGACGTTGAGTTCTGGTGCTTCGTCGCAGTCCTCGACAAAAGTGGTGTTGCCACCATCTTCGTACCGAGATGCCGGAGGCTCCATTGCTTCAAGTTCAGCGTCCCGGAGGAACTGAACTGCATACACAAGCTCTGCAGCCTCGTAGCGATTCTCAACGTAATCGTGAGCCATCGTCCAAGAGTCACTCTCCTTGGCGCGGTCAGCAATCCGCTGTAGCAACGGGTCTAGCTTCTGTTTCTCTTCATAACCAAGTTGCAGCGGTTCGCTAACAACAGGGGCGCTTGAAGCTTCAGGGTGAGTTTTTGAGACAACGACAGCCTCACCCATATTGCGAGCCTCAAGAATACGCTCAGCCTCATCTGCCTCAACGATGCCGACGAACCCGAAGGCATATCGAGCGCATTGAATCAGAGCCTTATGGCGAATCATCCGCTTAGGGTGCGACTGCCATGGTCCGTCGATGTCTCCGTATTTGCCTTTAAAGGGAGCGCGATAAGACTCATCGAGGTGCTCACGCACAACTGTAGGCTTAGTACGATCCTTCCGGTAAATAACTGCCTCCACCCATGCAGGGCAAGCAGCTTTAGCACCAGGCAAGTCAAGAGTCTCTTCAGACCAGTTAAACTCAATCCCATCTAAAGCCGGGTGGTTATTGATGATACGGCTCCAACCGTCGACACCGACAACTGGGATAATCCCATTTTGTTTATCAGGAAACGCATAGATTTCCTTGGTGAATGGATTGAGGCCGTATTGGTCCGCTACCACCAGTAACGCAAGCATCTGCTCAGTGCTGGGGGCGCTGCCATCGCGCTGTTTAAACGCTGTTGCAGCTAGAGTTTGATAAAACTTAACCGGGTCAACCCCGAACTTCTCAGCCATGGTAGTAACCAGGCTAGTAGCTTTATCTTCACTTTTTGCCGCTGTGTTAATTTTAGTATTCATTGCGCTTTCCTTCTTTGTATTACCCGTACAAAACGGGCAGTAAAGAAAGGGCACTAACCCCCTGAAGGGCAGTGCCCCTCAGGGTTATTTAATAAATGTAAGAGCGCTTTTAACGCTCAGTTATACCATCCACTAGAACGGTATATCATCTGAAAAGCCTTGAGGCGGAGCCTCATATTGAGCATGAGCCTGAACCGCGTTATGAGGTTGAGACTGTGGCCGGTGTTGAGCTGGCGAATTACTCGCTGCTCTCTGCTGACCTTGTTGCTGCCCCTTGGCATCCAGCATCTTCATTTCACTTGCAATGATTTCAGTGCTGTAGCGTTTCACACCGTCCTTTTCCCACATTCGGGTTTTAATCTTCCCTTCCAGGTAGATCATTGAACCTTTCTGCAGGTACTGATTAGCGATCTCTGCCAAACGGCCAAACATCACTATACGGTGCCATTCAGTTTCTTCGCGCTTCTGGCCAGTCTGCTTATCCTTAAAGGACTCGCTTGTTGCTAGCGAGAGTTTAGTCAGTGTCAAGCCAGCTTGAGTCGTAGATAGCTCGGGTTGATCGCCAAGGCGACCGATCAAAGTTACTTTATTCAACATGGTGTCTCTCCTGTTTTAGGTTGAGCCGACCCTTACGGGAAAGCCCAACCTAATCACTTCATTAGAAAAAGAAGTCTTCGACTTCAGTTTTGATTTTGCTTAGATTTACTTGCTCTACAGCAATGCCAACTCTTACGGCATCCTCTGAAAAAGCATCGAAATCAAAGCCTAGCTTTTTAACATCACTCTCAATCGTAGAGAGCGACTTATTTAGTAGCTCAATGGTGTTCCCCTGCTCATCGCAGAATTGCACCAACGGATCTTTTGCGTATATATAAAACGACTTAAATCTTTCCTGTAAAGCAAGCAAGACAAGCAAACCTTTATGCCCATCCGCCAGCTTTATTTCCCCAGCACCACTCAGTTTCGTTTTGTGAATGGTGTTCAGGCCAATGGTATTACTGATCACAATCTTGTAACCAGTGTCCTTGCAGGCAAGAAAGTCAAGACCCTTGGGCCCTTCTTCCGCCTGAAAACCAAGATCTATTCCTGTGTTGGTCAGAACTCCAGTAATAAAAAGCCGTAGCTGATAAAAATCCACCTCTTCAGGAGGTGTGATAGACCAGCTGATAGATGAGACTGCAGAATCAGTTGCGTTTACCATGCTCGCCCCCTATCGCCACTGGTCGCCAAAAACATCCTTAGCCAGACGAAGTATTGCTTCACCTTCCTCTTTAGAGGTTCGGTATAACAAAGCTTGGTCAAGTGCATAGTGCAGAGCGTTTGGTGCCCCTCGGAATTGCAGGGTTAGACGCGCCCAACGCACAAGGTTTCTGGTCGACATAGTGACACTCAACTGACCGTCATCTCCGTTCTCTCCTGTAAAGAGATTTCGGATTGAGTTCGCCAGCTTAACCATACCTTCACGGGTAGACTCCGGCAGCGTTGGTGTAGCACGCTCCAGGATACTTATTTCCACTGCAGTGTCGGCATAACCAACCTGAGTGAACCGGTAGCGATCAAGGGCTGCGATGTTTTGCATCATGATGCCTTGATACAGACCTGACTGATCCCCGGAACCGGTACTGTTGCCAGTGACGATTACGCGGAACATTGGGTGAGGCTTAATAACCTCGCCACCGTTCTGACTGATGACCAGAGGACGACCCTCCAGTACATCATTTAAACCCGAAATCTCAGCTGGATCAGCTAGGTCGATTTCGTTGATCAGCAAAACGTGACCATCTTTCATAGCCGTTGCCAGCGGACCGTACATGAACACCATAACTGGAGTCGCGCCGGGTGCTGGAGACACTAAAGAGTGATGACCGATCAAATCGCCCATCTCAATACGCCCATGAGCAGTGATTTGCTGGACTGGCCAGTTTAATCGTGCGCAAACCTCAGTTACTCCCGAGGTCTTTCCTGACCCTGTTGGGCCGGTAATCCACATAGCGTCGCCATGTGGTGCTTTTAGGAAGGCTGTGATCTCTCGAATAAACTCGGGACGAAACACATAATTCTCATCCTTTGAAGGGATGAACGCACTATCGTTTGGCTCGTAGCCTAGAACCGTTACACGGTCTGGAGCACTGATGCCAAATGTAGTGTTTAGCGGAAGGGTTGTTACTTTCATGGTGTTGCTCCATTACGAATAATGAGGCGCACCTATCCCCTACTGGGGTGGTAACGCCCCAGAGGGTTTATGTAGTTGAAACTTTCAAATGCTGTTTCTTTTTACAGGCCAGTTACCTGTT